CAGTAGCGGGTGTTCCAGTTGCGCAACTTCCTCTGGATGTAGGTGCTGGCGTCGCTGTCGGCCTGCTCCACTTCGCCGAGGATTTCTACGATCTTGTCGCGGTCGATGGGTTTCAAGAGACGAGGAGGGTGGTGTTGCGGGGGGTATACTTGACAACCGACTCGGGGTTCTTCTTCTTGAACCAATCGCGGAAACCTTTGTCCTGCCAGCAGCCGGGATTTGTGCCGTGCCACGCCCAGTAGCTGTCGGCGTCGATGCTCATCTCGCGGACGCCGATGCCTTCGATGGCGCAATTCTCAAGGCGGGCGTTGGCCTGGGCAATGCGTTGCTGGCGCGTGGCCGCTAGAACAGCGTCCGCATGCCAGCCTCGCAGCAATTCCTCTTTGACGAGGTGCTGCATCTCATCGCCTAGGTCGGCGACAAGATCGCTCCAAAGTGTTTCAGCCATCCTAACTGCTGCCGTCCGCCTTGCAGCGGACGACAGAGTGTTAAGACGTAGTCTTAGATCGCGGACAGCTTCGTCACGGCGAGATAGATGTGGATTTCTCCAGCATCAATGTTGCTCAGTGACTTGGCGGTCATGCTCTCAACCAAGAGGTCAACCGTGTCGGCCGCCGTGTAGGCGAAGGGAACGGTGTTGACGTTGGCGGCGAACAGCACTTCGGTGCCGTTCTCGTTGACCTGCGTAGCCGCGATGTATTCATCGGTGTCGGTGCCGTCGCCGACTTGGACCTTGGTGTCGTTGAAGGCGGCGTCGCTCACGTCCTTGAACGCGGTAACGAGCTTGTAGGCAGCCTTCTCGACGACATCGCCGGCCACAACGCTCAAGAGCGCGATGGTCTGGTCGGCGTCAGCCGTGGTCAGGGTGAGGTCTTCGTGCGTGACGACAGACTTGTGCGTGAAGCCGGTGGCGGCTTTGGTTTCGGCGGGGAGTTCGTATGTTTTCATTGAATTATATTCTCTGGTTTACGACTAGGAAGTCGCGGCGAACTTGGCCAAGCCCTTGGGGTTCATGCAGACGAGCGCGGCGATTGCATCGACGAGCGCACGCTTGCCTCCACCCATGTCTTCCAACTCTTGGAAGCGCGGGCGACGGCCATAACGTAGTTCGATCATGTCAGATGACATGACATAACCGCGGGCCAACTGAACGGCCGAGGCTTGGTCCTTGGCCAAAAACAGCGAAGGAACGATGTCGAGCACGCCGAAGTCGCCGTGGAAGGAATCGATGGAAGCCACGATCTTCTTGGACTCAGCGGACTGGGTGAAGGTACGGATCGAGAGACCGGCCTTGTCGTCAGTTCCACCCGCGAAGCGGGTGAAGTTGGTGAAGGCGCGCTTCAGCTCAGGACCGCAGACGAGCATCATGCTGCTCATCGTGCCGGTGACGGTGTACATCGACTGCAACACGGCCTGCACTTCGCTTTCGGTGAGGGAAGCGGTGGCGGTCGTGTTGATGCTGCCTGACGGCGTGCGGAAGGCCGCAGCAACCGGGAGGTCAGTTTGCGCCGAGGCGTTGATCCAGCTGCCGAGACCGCGGGTGCGGTAGGGGTTGGTGCTGGCCTGCTCTTGACTGTCGCGGTCGGAACAGACGGCGGACTCAATGTCGCGCTTCAGTTCAACAAGGCTCTTGGAAACAGAATGAGCGAATGCCTTGTTTTTGCCGATGCCGGCGATGTCTGAGATTTGGGTGTAGTCGTCAACCTTGATCGAGCGGCGGAACTTCATCGCGCGGCCCGAGAGGAGTGCGCGGCTGGAGCTGGCGTCGTCGAAGGTCGAAACGTCGGCGTTGGTCAGGACGCCGTCAAAGGACGGGTCTTTGTACTCATCGGCCTGCCAGGAGAAAACTCCGGGGTTGGTGATGTCGGCGCCTTTGCGGGCGGTCGAGGTGACGGGGGTGTTTTTGTTATCAACGATGCTGATAACGTCCGCGAGGTCTTCGCGAAGGCCCGAAAAATTCGGGAATACTGTGCCTTGTGACATGATTGGTTGGTCTTTCTTGTTAGGGTTTTCCTTACAAGAGCGCCGCGGAAACAAATGACTCGATGTCGTCCATTGAGTCTCCCGTCAGTGCTCTCATTGCGCTTTTTGCGCCTTTGCTACTGGTGGAAGATTTCGTTGCGCTGACCGGGTTGGCGGGAGTTGGCGTTTTTGCGATTTCTTTGGACGAAGAGACTTTCTTGGCGGCTTTCGCTTTCGCGTCGGCGGCGCCTTGCTTGGCCATGAGCGTTTGCTCTCCGAGGAGAGCCAGCGCGACCCAGTATTCAGCCTGCGGGAGCTTCAGCAGCTCCGGCGCCTGCTTGACCGTGGCGGTGAACGCCTGGTGCATTGGGGTGCCTTTTTTAAAGATGTCGGGGAACAGGTTCTTGGCGGCCTCGAGGGCCGGCTGCCGTTGGGCGAGCCAGTTTTGGCGGGCCGGTGCGTGCAGTGTGAGAACGTCGTCAGCTTTGATCAGGTAGTTTTTGACCTCGTCGCTATCAACGTAGACCTCAGTGCCGTCCGGCCTTTTGACCGTGGCGCCGTCCGTATTTCTCAACGCCCAGCGGCGGACCTCTTGGGCGCTCTTGATTTTGGCATCAAGCGCCTCTTGGGTGTCCACGTCGGCCAGCGGGTTGTCGGCCGTGGGGCTAAGGACCGGGCGGGCGGCTTCGTTGAGCTGCGCTTCGTACTCGGCGTTTTTAGCTTTGGCCTCTGCTGCTTCTGCGGCGAGAGCCGTGGCTTTCTCCTCGGCGGACTTGCGGGCGGCGGTGAGTTTGTCGATGCGTCGCTGGATCTTCTCCCGCGGCACATCTTCCTCGTCCTCTTCTTGTTCTTCGGCGTCTTCGGACTTGTCGTCCTCGGACTCCGCAACATCTTCAGCCGGATCTTCTGCAGATTCCGGCTTGTCTTCTTCGTCTTGTGAAAGATCGCTATCGCTTTCTGATGCCTCGCTTTTGTCTGCCTTTGCCGGCTCGGGTGAAAAACCCAAGTCGCCTAGCGCAGTGGACAAAACATCAACTTCTCCTGCCGATTGATCGGCAACCGTAACTTCCTCCATGGTCTAAACCTCCCAAGATGGTACCAGGGTGAACGTCACCAAGACCGACCGACTAAAACAAACCACAGCCCCGACACAGCGGGGCACTCCTTAATCGATAGCTAAGAGTATGCCAGCCAGCTGTACATTTGTCCAGCACTAATTTCGCTGGATAGAAAAGGCACTACTTGTGCGGAAGTATTGCGCGAACGCTGTAGAAGCTATCCGGCCATTTATCCTGCCATTTTGGCCGGATAGACCACTGACGTTTGTGTCACAAAAAGTGGCGCGTTTTCGCTACTGGGTTTGGACTGACGGCGGCAAACCAACTCTCACTTGGGTGGCTGCACACAATGTTGCAAAAAGGGACACTTTGTGTCCACTTCGTGAGACCTTGCAGCGGCTAGTGTCGCCGCAACGCTACACTCGGGTGGTGTAGCGTTGCGTTCCCGAGCGGGATGTCGCCTATACCCGACATGGCACAAAGCGGGCAAGCGGCGGCTTTTTATACCCGAGCGGGAACGCCGCTTCGGTGAGGCTTTGTGGCAAAGCGTGCGCTTTTGCGCCTCTTTGTTGACGCTTTAAGACAGCTTCGCTGCCTCGGCGCGCTTGGTCTCGAGGTCGTCCCACAGCTCCTGCAGGGCGTTCAATTGGCCGGCCGCATGGGCGAGGAAGCCGGGGTCTTTCGCCGTGGCCATGTTGGACACCAAGAGGACGGCGTCGGCGATTCGGTCCTGCAGGGTGAGCATGATGGCGAGGACGCCGGCGGGGGCTTGGTCGCGGCTGAAGGCTAGGGCGCCGGACATGTCGAAATCTTCGGGTTTTGTGTACATGTCCATGACGACATGTTTGGGGCGTGTACTAATGGTTAGGTGCATAGTTTTTGGTTAGTAGTTAAAGTGTGGCTTGAACTATCGTGCGATTCGTATGCTGCGGAGCAGCTTGTCGGCGTTGACCACAAACGGTGCGCACTCAAGGCAGCACGGCCCGAGTTGCGGGTCGCGCAGCCATTTAGGCGTGAGCGGTTGCTCGCAGACTTGGCACAAAGGATGGCCGCCGGGGGCGACCTTCCAGTCGTCCGGTGGCGGGGCTTGGCCGCGGAAGAGCGTGGTCATACTAGTAGCTGCCGCCTCCGCGGGACTTCATGCTGCCGCCGTCGATGAACATGGCGTCGCTGAGGCAGATGTAGCGCAGCACGTCGATGGGATCTTTGGTCGGAGCCTTTTTGCCGTCTGCTCCGGTGTAGGTCTGCAAAGCGTAGATCGTGTTCTTGCAGTTTTCGCTAATGTACAGGCGCGGCTGGTTGCGGGCGTCTACTGGCAGTTCTGGATTGTATGACAAGGCGTCATTGATCATGCCAACGCCCTCGTCAATGCTGTCGCCGGGGGTGGCTGTGAAGAACATGTCAAGGGACGCCATTTCATCGATGAGGGTCGTCGGCGCTTCCTTACCAAGGGTCTTGGAATGCCCATACCGGCTGTCCATCCAGCGCTCAAAGATGGTCTCGCCGGCCTCGACGCGCAGGATCTCATCTTTGTAACGCTGCAAGCCGAAGCCGAAGTCCTGCATGGCGGGCCCAGGGCGGCCGTCCATGCGCTTGCCGTCTGGGAGCGCCCATTCGCCGGCGTAGCCAACGCCTTCAATGTATTCGGTCTGACTGGGCCATTCGCGGTAGACGATGGTGCGGCCAGCGTTGTCGAATACGGTCCAGAGCATGAACCAGTTTTTGCCGCTGGCCGGATCAACCCAATGATACTTAGTGCCGTTCGGTATTTCAGAATGGCGAATGACGTGGACCTTGGGATTGAAGAGCGGGAAGCGGCCGGCGATGGCTTTGGTCGGCACGCCGTAAGCGCGCGTGAGGATTTTCTCGCGGGTCTCGGACTGCAGCTCGCGCTTCATGCGGGACCATCCGGCCCAGGGGTTGCTCTGCGTGTGGAAGTAGAGGACCGGGCGGCCCTTCGGATTGATCTGCTCAATGGGCACCTGCTCGTAGCCAACAACCTTGCCCTCGGCGTCCTTGCGCGGCAGCAGCTCGGCGTCAACCTCCTGCACGTTTTTGGCGCCGTTAAGGTAGTCGGCAACGGTGGGCGACCAGCCCTGGACCGGCGTAAAAGTCACGGCGAGCTTGCCGTTGCGGTCAACTAAGCGGAAGCGAAGGGTTTCAAGGACATCGAGCGGAACTAATTCATCGCACCAGCAGGCATCAATCTCGCCGCCTTCAATTGTGGAGGGATCTTGGGCGTAATTACGGAAGATGCAGACCGCCTGGTTAGGCGCAACGAACTTTGCTTCAGTGAAGCCGCCTTTGACCGAGTAAGTGATGTTTGTGACCTGTCCCTTTCTGGCATTCCTCCACTCTGGCGGCATGTATTTCCAAATGCGGGGCTGCTGCAATTCGATTGAGTTGGGCGCCGTGGTTTGAAAGCACCAGACGACCGCGCCGGGCTTGCTGTACATCGTTTTGATGACCTCCTTGGCCGCCCACTCGGTTTTGCCGGACCTGTTTCCGCCCATGACGAGCAATTCGCGGTGTTTTTCCAGCAGCTCGGACGCGCGGCGCCACACCGGAGGGATAAAGCCATGCCGAAAGGGGTCCGATGCCTCGCGGGCGATCAGCTCCTCGCGCTTTTTGAGGTATTGCCAGCCCTCATCCGCACCGAGTTCCTGCAGAATGTCGTAATCGACCTGCATGACCGGGTGCGGGGTAGGCGTGAAGCGTTGTGCGTGTGCGTTTTCCAAAATAGTTAGGACGCTGAGCCGGTGCACTGCGCCGTGCCGGCCCCCTACAGGCCGTTGTTAAGTCGGCTCGGCGTCCTAAAGTTGCTTCCCAACGATGTCCATCGTCGGGTTTTCTAAAACTGTGACCTGGTCCGACCGGAAGTGCCGGATCTTGCCGCCGTCCTCGAGAACTACGGCGAAGATGTCATTCGACAACGGCCCGCCGGACTCAACGTAGAGCAGGCTGCCGTAGCCGACCGGTGTTTCTACCGGCACGATGCGTTGAAATTCATGGATCATCCCAAAAGTGACGGCGCGGAGGTTGGCTGCAGGCCCCTCCGCTCGCTCACACCACTTGCTCTCGGCCGCCACACCACATAACAGGCCGCTGCAGAGCGTTTGATGCCGTCAGTTAAATTCATCGGCGTGCTTTCTTGGCGGCCATCTCGGCGCACAGAGCATCGGCCTTTTTCTTGGCCGACTTGGCGACCATATTGGCGCGCAAGCCCTTGAGGCGCATGATCTCGTTATCAATGGCCTCAATCTCGGGCGTCATAGTTTTGTATTTTTCCATATAAAGTCAGGGTTGCACAGTGACGTGCCAAAGGCCGATTTGGGCTAGGGCATAGCCGAGCCATATGAGGCCGTTCCAGAAGTTGTGGTGGATGAACGCCTGGTCGATGGCCACGGTGAAATACATGAAGCCGACGAGGGCAATGAGGACGGCGCTGGTCATTTGTCCCATCCTTCCTGCAGA